AGGCCGCCCAACGCTTGGCGAAGCGGGCCGCGAGAGGCAGATAGACATGGAAGCATTGCTGACCGACCTGCTCGCGCCAGTTGCGGGCGGGAAGCGCTTCTGGGTGCGCGCGCCGCAGGGCACCAAACCGCCCTATGCGGTCCTGCAGGGCATATCGGGCGTGCGCGACTATCACTCGCAGGGCGCGTCCGGCCTGGTCGAAAGCCGGGTGCAAATCGATTGCTACGCCAAGACCTATGACGGCGTGAAGGATGTTGCGCGTTGCGTCGTCGCGCTGCTGTCTGGCCGCCGCGTCGGCATCATCCAAGCGATCTTCGTCGTCAGCGAACGAGACCTTCCCGCCGCGGACGCGGGCGAGGTGACGAACCTGTTCCGCACTTCCATCGACATCATGGTTCATCACAAGGAGACCTAACCAATGTCCGACACAGAAGCCCGTATTGGCTACGGCACGGTGCTCGAAATCGCGCTGGCGTCCGCGCCGACCGATTTCACCTACATCCGCGAGACCTACAACGCCACGCCGCCGTCCGACAAGGACGATCAGGTAGATGCCACGCACTTCCAGAGCCCGAACCGCTACCGCGAGTTCATCCCTGGGCTGACCGATGCCGGCGAGGCGTCGGTCGAAATGAACTACGTGCCGGGGTCGGCGACCGACCGGTTTCTGAACTCGGTCAAAGGCAAGCGGCTGATTGCGCGCCTGACCTTCCCCAACGGCGTCCAGATCATCTTCATGGCGTCTCGCGCTTCATATGAGCGGAGTGCACCGAACGACGACAAGATGACGGCCACGCTGACGCTGAAGGTGTCCGGTGAGCCGGTCATCACCGAGCCGGCCGCGCCGATCAATCTGATCGCTCCCACCATTGCCGGCACGGCGAAGGTCGGCATCCCGCTCACCGTCGACGGCGGCGCCTGGGCCGGGGCGATGGAAGTGACCTACCAGTGGAAGGCAGATGCCGCCAACGTCTCCGGCGCCACCGGTGCGTCCTACGTTCCGGTGGTCGGCAATGTCGGCAAGAAGATCACGGTGGCCGTTACCGGCAAGAACGATGTGTTCTCGACCGTCGTTCCGACCGCTGAAACCGCAGCTGTGGTGGCCTGACCATGGCGAACCGGGAAAGAGGCGAAGTCGAATTCCAGTCGCTGGGCAAGGCCTGGACGCTGAAGCTCGGCGTCAATGCGATGTGCGAGATCGAGGACGCGACGGGAAAGTCGATCTCCGAAATCGGGGCGCTGCTTGGCGATCCGAAGACGGCGACGATCAAGCTTTTGCGAACTGTCATGTGGGGCGCGCTGCGCGATCATCATGACGACATCGCCGCAAAGGACGTCGGCGCGGTCATCGACGGCATCGGCATGAACGAGGCCGGCCGCCTGATCGGCGAAGCCTTCACCGCCGCCACGCCGGAGGTGAAGGAAGGCGACGGCCGCCCTCGGAAGGCGACGGCCGGCTAGATTGGTCGTCGCTGATCCGATCCTGGGTGGAAGCCGGCCAGTCCTATGACCTGTTCTGGCGGCTGACACTGCGCGAGATCGGCATCGTTCTCGACGGTTCGGCAAACCGGTTGCGACGCGAGCACAACGACCGCGCCTGGGCCGTCTGGCACACGGCCTACCTGACCGCCTATGCGCCGGAGAAGCCGAGAGACTTCACGAAGCTGAAATTACTGCTGCATGACGCGCCGGTCAAAACCCGGTCGCTGGATTGGCGAAACGAGTTCGCAGCGTTCTCAGCGTGGGCAGGGAAGGGAAGGGAAATCCATGACAAATGCTGTGATCGGCGCGTTGCGCGTCAATCTGGGCATCGACACCGCCCAATTCTCGGACGGCCTCAAGCAGGCCCAGTCGAGCGCTGACAAGTTCGCCGGCTACATGAAGACGGCCTTTGTCGCGGCTGCTGCGGCTGCAGCTGCGGCCCTTGGTGTCATTGCGGTCGGCGTCAAACACGCGCTTGGCGAAGCCGACGAAATGTCGAAGACGGCTTCCAAGATCGGCATTCCGATAGAGGAACTGTCAAAGCTCAAATATGCGGCTGACCTTGCCGGCGTGTCGATGGAGGGTTTGAAGGTCGGCGTCGGCAAGCTTGCCAAGAATATGGATGATGTCGCGAACGGTAAAGGGCCGAAGGCATTCGAGCGCCTTGGTATCTCTGTCACCGACGCCAGCGGCAAGATGAAGACCACCAGCCAGGTCATGGCCGAGGTCTCGGACAAGTTCGCCAAGATGCCCGATGGCGCTCAGAAGACTGCGCTGGCAATGCAGTTGATGGGGAAGTCCGGCGCGGACATGATCCCGCTGCTCAATGGCGGCTCTGCCGCGCTGAACGGGATGCTCGAAGAAGCAAAGGCGCTCGGGCTGGAGATCAGCACCGGCACGGCCGCGGCGGCTGAGCAGTTCAACGATAACATGTCGCGCATGGGCTACGCGATCAAGGGGCTCGTTCTCGGGCTGACTGCGGCGCTGGCGCCGGCGCTCGCGACGATTTCCGACGCGATGGTCGCATTCGTGAAGTGGGTCTTGAGCGCAATCGAGTATCTGCCGGTGTTGGCTGAATATGCGGCTGTGGCGGGCGGCGCGCTGGCCATCATGTTCTCCCCTGCAATCCTGGCTGCGGCTGGAAATCTCGCAGTTGCAATCGGTGTCGGCCTCGTCGGAGCGGTCAGGGCGCTGACCATCGCCATCATGGCAAACCCGCTCGGGGCGCTGGCAGTCGCCATCGTCGGTGCCGTCACCGCCGCCTACTATTTCCGCGACGAGATCCAGAAAGCGATCGGCATTGATGTTGTCGGTATCGCCAAGGATGCAGGCAATCTGATCATCAACTCGTTCCGGGCTGCGTTCTCTGATGTGACTTTTGTCTGGAATAATTTCGGCAACATCATGGGCGCTGCGGTGATCGGTGGGGTGAATGCCGCCATCCGCGCGATCAACGTCATGGTCAGTGCGGCGAAAACGGCGATCAATACGGTTATCAACCTCGCGAACAAGATACCGGGCGTGAACATCGAACCCACAGACCCTTCAAAATCTGCAATCAAAGAAATGGACAACCCCGCAGCGGCCGACCTGTCGAAGGCGAATGTCGCCCATGTGGCCGAAATCAAGGAGATCCTCGCTAGCGATCCCATTGGAGCCATCGGCAAAGCCTTCTCCGGCTCGACGCCCGCCGCTCAGAATTTCAGTGTAGCGCTCGGCGGCGTCAACGGCGAACTCGACGAAATGGGCAGCAAGGGTAAAGGTGGCAAGCTCGATAAGGTCAAAGACGGCGTCAAAAGCGCCGCCAAAGAAATGGAACGGTTCGTTGACGCTATTGCCGGCGCAATGTCGAGCGCCTTTCAGGGCCTTATCGATGGGTCGAAGTCCGTCAAAGAGACCATCGCGGATCTGCTGAAGCAGCTTTCGTCCATGCTGTTGAACGCAGGCTTCAAGGCATTGGTCGGCGGTCTTCTCGGCGGCGGCGGTGGTGGCGGCGGCCTGTTTGCCGGCATTGGAAAGCTGCTCGGTTTCGCCAGCGGCGGCACCATCATGCCCGGCGGTGCCGGTGGCATCGACAGCCAGGTGGTGGCCTTCCGCAAATCACCCAATGAGCGCGTGGACATCACCAAGCCGGGACAGACGCTCCATTCGGGCGGAGTGCAGGAAGTCATGATCCGTGGCGTCTTTGTCGACGATGGCGGCGTGATCAAAGCACAGGTGACCAGCATGGGAAAACAGGCTGCGCAGGCTGGTGCCGCAGTTGCCGTCAATCAGGTCAAGCAGTCGCTGCCATCCATGCTCGCCAACGCCCAGACCAGGAGCATGTGATGCCGACACCGCTCTGGCCTCTTGATGTTCTCCCGCCGCGCAATCCTTCATTCGATCTTGCGCCGCGCTCGCTGTCGGGCCCGGCATCCATCAGTGGCCATGTTCAGGTCGCAGCCTCCGACGCGGGCATCTGGACTGCAACCTATGACGCCGTTCCTGTTGTCAATGATCAGAAGGTCAAGGCCTGGCGCGCCATCGATATGTTGCTGGAGGGCCGGCTCTTTCCGATCCTGGTGCCGTTTTCACGGTTATATCAGCCGGTGCCGGCGGGCGCGGTAGAGGCGGGGCTGTACGACGCAATTCCGCATGCAGATGACGCCTTCTTCAACGACGACACCGGCTATGTCGGGCGCGTGATCGACGTGACGCTTGCAGGTTCCATCGCCACCCGATCGGTCGCGGCAAGTGTGGTCATCCACAATGCTGCCCGCCTCGAACCGGCTCAGCACTTTTCCATCGAGGAACGGCTCTACCGGCTGCGGACGGTTGTCTACACCTCCGAAACCACCGCTGACATCACCTTCCGGCCACCATTGCGCGAAGCCGCCAGTCTCGGCGCCCAGCTTGAGTTCGACGATCCAGTCTGCCGCATGAAGCTGGCGAGCGACGGTGAAATGAAGCTGCCGCTCGAATATGCGCGCTGGGGTTTTCCAACAGTCAATTTCGTCGAGGATGTGTGATGTCGTTCTTTACGCCTGAACAAATCGCGATCCTCTCGCAGACGACGGTGCGGCTGGACCTGCTCGTTGAGTTCCAGTTCCTGTCTGGCACCACGCGCGTCTGGAATGGCAACCAGGAACTGACCGCCGGCGGCAAGCTCTGGAAACCTATGTTCGGTTCCGGCCAGATTGACGGTCTTGCGCTGCCGTCCGGCGTTACTGCGGACTCGGTCAACTTCCAGGTGTCTGGCATCCCGGATGATGCCATCGGCCTGCTGGCGAAGGCGCTGGAGGAAGCGCCGCAGGTCAGCCAACAACTCGTCATCGTCTACCTGCAGCTGTTCGACGACAACTGGCAGCCGGTCGGCGCGCCCATCGGCATCTGGTGGGGCTTCATGCAGCCGCCACGCGTTGCCCGCAGCCAGATGCAGGGCACCGAAGGCGCCGTCCAGTCGGTCAGCCTGTCGGCGGAAAACGCTTTCTTCAACCGTTCGCGGCCGCCGCAGGGCCGCTACACCGACCGCGACCAGCAGAAGCGCTCACCGGGCGACAAGTTCCTGCAGTTTGTCCCGTCGCTGCTGTTCAAGACGTTCCAGTATCCTCGGTACTGACCACCAAGCCATGACCATTGAAGAATTCATCGCCGCCGAGGCTGCGAAGCCTTTTGCGTGGGCGCGCAACGACTGCACGATGATGTGTGACCGCTGGGTTCAGCTGATGCGGGGCGTGTCGCCGGTTGATGTCGGCCAGATCCGTTACGGCGACCGCGATAGCGCGATGGCGATCCTGCGCCGGCTCCCGCATCTGATGAACCGCGCCATGCGCATTGCCGGCCTGGACAAGACACCGGTACCGCATGCCGGCGATGTCGGCCCTGTTGTTTTTGGCAATCGCATCGGCCCGGCACTCCACGCGGGCCGGCACTGGATCACGCGTCATGAGGACGGCTTCATGGCCGCGTCGCTCAACAACGCCTGGAAGGCTTGGACGATATGAGATGGCCACTCAATTTCCACTTTGATCAAGGCCCAACGAGGAGAGCCGTGCGCGGGCGCACCGGCTTTATCGAGGGTCTGGTGTTCTCTGCGCTTCTGGCTTCTGGCTCCGCGCTTGCCGGGTCAGCATTAGCCATTGGCCTTATAACCGGCGCCGTCAGCATCGGCCTTTACCTTGGCCTTTCGTACCTCGCCTCATCGCTGTTTCGGTCGCCGCAGCCGAAACCGGAAGACGCCCAGCAATCAACGAAACAGCCGGCGCAGCCGCGTGTGCGGCATTACGGGCGGGTGAAAGTCTCCGGGCCTTGGGTGTTCGCCGAGGCAACCAGCTCGAACTTTCACAAGGTTCTTGCGCTCGGTGTTGGCCCCGTCGATGCCTTCGAAGAGGTCTGGATCGAGGACACCAAGGTAAATCGCAACGCCAATGGTTGGGTGACCAATGGGGTGTGGGGTGATGGCAACAACAACGCCAGAATTCTCCTGCGGCGCGGACTTGCAACCGAGACCTACTATTCCGAGCTCAGCAGCGCTTTCCCG